GCAGTTATGTCCTTAACGCATTGGTATCTGGTTCAATCTTCGGTGGCTTTCCGTCTAACAAGATTACTGCGATTGCAGGGGAACAAGCAACTGGTAAGACTTTTTTCGTACTCGGCATGGTACGATCCTTTCTTGATAACAACCCAACTGGTGGGGTTTTATATTTTGAGAGTGAATCAGCACTAAGCAAAGAGATGGTTGAGAGTCGAGGCATTGACTCCAAACGCATGTATATTATTCCAGTGACAACCATCCAAGAGTTTCGTTCTCAGGCACTCAAGGTGATTGACATGCATCTCAAAACACCTGAGAAGGATCGCCCACCATTGGTGATTTGTCTTGATAGTTTGGGCAACCTGTCAACTGAGAAAGAAGTCTCAGACATGCAGGAAGGTAAAGACACAAGGGACATGACTCGTGCTCAGTTGATTCGTGGAGCATTCCGTGTCCTAACTCTGAAGGCAGGCAAAGCCAACATTCCTATATTTGTTACAAACCATACCTTTGATGTGATTGGTTCCTATGTCCCAATGAAGGACATGGGTGGTGGTGCAGGTTTGAAGTATGCCGCATCAAATATTATTTTCTTGAGTAAACGTAAAGTCAAAGATGGGACTGAGGTTGTTGGTAATATTGTAAAAGCAAAAAATTACAAATCACGTCTAACAAAAGAGAATAAGCAGGTCGAAGTTGCTATCACCTACGACAGAGGTTTGGATCGTTATTACGGCATTTTGGATCTTGCCTTGCGCTATAATATATTTAAAAGTATATCTACCAGGGTCGAACTTCCAGATGGGTCTAAGCAGTTTGGTAAGACGATCAATGATAATCCTGAAAAGTTTTTTACAGAAGATATTCTAAAACAAATTGATGAGGGTGCTAAGAATGAGTTCTTGTATTCCTCAACTGAACCTTGGACAGAGGAGGAAGATGGCGAGTCACAGACCGAGTCCACCAGCACCACTGATTCCGAGTAAATACGTACCTGGTGAACTACAGCATGAGAGGGATCATGTATTTGAGCATGAGACCTTACAGGAACTACAAAAACTGGCCTTGAATGGGAAAGATGAAGAGTTTTGGGAACTGCTTGGTCTTGTCCGAGGTGAGGACAAAAGAAAGGACATAGCAGAATTATGCCAGATGAAGAGATAGAACATGAGGTACAAGTCGGTGATAAACTTTATACCGACAAAGGTATGGCCCAGGCAAGTATCACCTGGGCATGGGTTTTGAACCCTATTGATACAGATGATACTGACCACCACTGCATCCAAATCAGTCATCCAAATTTTGACGGAACCATCATACGCCTAAATAACATCGGAGTCATAGGCGATGACCCTCATCCAGAGACTGGTGAGGTACACCCAAAGGCAGGTAGACTTTACGTGGACTATGATATTATTGCAGTTCAGACTAAGTCACGTGCTGATAGGAATGAATGGAAGCAAGAGGAAAAAGAAGAGTTTGAAGAAGTAGTTGAGCATATTGCTATACAAATCTTAGCGAGAGATGGACTTGATAGAGCTAACAATCCTGCGGAACCTGTTAACTAATGAACCATTTATGAGGAAGACACTTCCCTTCCTCAAACCTGATTATTTTCATGACCCTGTACAAAAAGTTGTTTTCAACCAGATATTTTCTTTCATTGAGAAATACAATGCTTGCCCTACGCAAGAGTCATTAAGTATTGATCTCAGCAAAGCAAAGTTATCTGATGATTTGTTCAAGGGGTCAGTTACCCTAGTCAATGAGTTAAAGACAGAGGAAGATAGTCCCGACATTGAGTGGTTGGTAGATGAGACTGAGAAGTTCTGCCAAGACAAAGCAGTATACAACTCAATCATGAAATCGATTGAGATCATAGATGGGACAAACAAAAAAGAGGATAGTGGGGCAATACCTAAAATACTATCCGATGCTCTAGCAGTCTCTTTTGATCCAAATATCGGTCACGACTTCATCAAAGATGCTGAAGCAAGATTTGACTGGTATCATCGCCGAGAGACTAAGATAGAATTTGATTTAGAGTACATGAACAAGATCACTGATGGTGGTCTGCCTGACAAGACATTGAATATTGTCATGGCTGGCACTGGAGTTGGTAAATCATTGTTCATGTGTCATTGTGCAGCAGCAAACCTATATCAAGGTAAAAACGTGCTGTACATTACGATGGAGATGGCGGAGGAACGCATCGCTGAGAGGATTGACGCAAACCTGCTTGATATCCCACTCCATCAACTAAGAGAGATACCAAAGGACACTTACGATAATAAAATATCGTCCTTGAAAAGTCAAGTCAAAGGCAAGTTGATTGTCAAAGAATATCCCACTGCCAGTGCGCATGTTGGGCACTTTAGACACCTTGTCAATGAACTGAAGATAAAAAGAAATATACGTCCAGATATAATCTATGTGGACTATTTGAATATCTGTGCATCCGCTCGAATGAAGGGCAACCTGACTAACCTGTATCAACTGGTTAAGTCGATTGCTGAAGAGTTGAGAGGTTTTGCAACAGAGATGGAAGTGCCCATCGTCTCAGCCACTCAGTTGAATCGTTCAGGATTCATGTCAAGTGATGTAGACCTTGGAGACACTTCTGAGTCATTTGGGTTGCCTGCTACAGCAGACTTCTTTATTGCCATCCAGTCATCTGATGAACTGGAGGAAAAAGGTTTGTTGTTGGTGAAGCAACTCAAAAACCGATACAATGACCCTGCTATGTATAAGAGGTTCGTGATCGGTGTTGATCGTTCAAAAATGCGTCTGTTTGACATAAGTGATCAAAGTTACGTCAACAGTCCACAAGGCAAGAAACAAAAAGAGGATGATGATACTCCTGCCTTTGATGTTGGTACTGACAATCGCATGACAAACAAACGTGATTTCGGAAATTTTCAATTCTAATGAGTAGTCTATGCTTGACCCTAAAAGGATGCACCGCATCTTTGGTACCATCGATGCTGCCCACAAAACTTGGGACCATTTTGTAAATCATCACGCCACCTCATGGGACACTATTGAGATACAGATGTCCGATGATCTCACTGAGGTGCTTGGAGTCCAAACCAAGTTTTTAGTTAAGATAGCCAAACGACTTAACGCCAATGAGTGTTATTTGGATGGCTCCACGTATGTACCAGACACCTACCGATCTGAACCTCGTATTGACATCACCTTTTATTGTTCTGAGATGGTGTATGAGAGGAAGGTTGGGATCACCCTACCAGTATTATCTGAACTGGCTCATGATTTTACTAAGGTCATTCTGCATGAATATACCCATGCCAATCAGAATGATATTGATCATGACCCTGGAGACCAGATTTATGATTTGGTTGATCCACTGGAGGTTGATGCTTACTCAACTGAACTGGCATATGACTACATTCGGTACAACCATGACCTCACCAAGTCTGATGTTTTTGATAGGTTTCACAAGTCTACATCAAGTGAAATCAGGTCTGAATTGTACCATCTAACCGCACTCAAAGCAGAATTTCTTGAAAAAATGGTAACACCTAAATAGAAGGCAATCTTTTATTTTAGGAGTTATATTGTTATCTTTTACATCTTTCAAGGCACCTGAAGGAGTTAACTTTATCGTTGAAGGTAAAGAGGGAAAGAACCTCCACCTTGAACACTTAGAAGATGAAGTGCTGAATGGTGGTGTCGCAGGTGTAGCAATGGCATTCAAGTTTTTGGATGCCTTGAATGAGATGATGGAAGGTTCAGCAACCTCCAGTGTTAAGATAACAACCAAGTGGGATGGGGCACCCGCAATATTCTGCGGGGAGGACCCATCAGATGGTAAGTTCTTTGTTGGCACTAAATCTGTCTTTGCATCAAATCCTAAACTATGCAAGTCAGATGCAGATGTGGATGAGTTCTACTCTGAGTCAGGGTTGAACCCCAAGTTGAAAATCGCCCTCAAGGAACTATCAACAATAGGTATTCCAAAGGGTCATGTCTTTCAAGGTGATATGATGTTCACCTCAGATGACCTTTCGGATCAGACGATTGATGGTACAGATTATATTACCTTCCAACCCAACACAATCGTCTATGCCATTCCCAAAGGCACTCCCCTCGCTCGTGAAATCAAAGGTTGTAAAATAGGTGTAGTCTTCCATACTGATTATTCAGGTAAGGGAGAGTTATCTGAGTACAGAGCATCATTCAACCCTGCAGTCGATAAATTAAAAAGACCAAAAGGTGTTTGGATACAAGATGCTGAGTATTCTGATGCAAGTGGCACAGCAATGTTCACCAAGTCTGAAAGCAAAAAGTTTTCAAAACAGATTGCTGATGCTAGGAAGATAGCAAACAGAGTAGACAAGTCCATTATTGAAAGATTCGCCAGTGATGACAAACTCAGGGTAGACATCAAGGCATTCATGAATTCTAAAATAAGACAGGGACAAAAAATTGCCAATACCTCTAAAATGGCATTGGAGTTGCTTGAATACCTTGAAGACAAGCAAATGAAAAAGATTAGCAAACTCAAGACTCAAAAGACCATTGATGCTAAGACTTCTGCATTGAAGGAGTTTATCGCAGGGTTGATGACTTCAAAGGGCAAGATCAAAATAGTATTCGACTTGATGAGTGCTATACAAGAGGCCAAAGATTTCATTGTCAAGAAACTTGAGAAGGTAAAACAAATGACGGATACTTTCGTCAAAACTGAGACTGGTTTCAAAGTTACTGGGCCAGAAGGTTTTGTTGCCGTGGATAAGATGAAAGGCAATGCCGTCAAAATCGTGGATCGCTTGGAGTTTTCCATGGCGAACTTTAACGCAATCAAGAGTTGGTAAATATGATATCTTACTCCAGTTTCGTCGAAGGTATGAACGACAAAATCATGAAACAAAAGATTGAGAAAGAGTACAAAGACTTAAAAAAGGAACCAATCAGGGTTCTGAGAAATATTTGGTCGCGTAGTCATAGGGTCGGTGATCCTAAAGGTATGGACAAAGAAGGTATCATATCTTCCATTCTACGGGATAAACATGGCGACAAAAGGGTCGACATGGCATTTGGATTTAAATAAGGAAAAAATGAGACTCGAACATCAAATCAAAAATGTCATCAATCGCATTGATGAGAAGGCCAAAGACACACCTGGCCAGGGTGGGATGAAAGAGCATCCCATTTCCAAAAAAACATCGGACTATGAAGAAAAGTTTTTTCAGCATGCTGATGGCAAAGATGACCGTGAAAAGTTTATCACAGGTAAAAAACCTGAACACAAGGATAATGTTGAGGACACAGAGGGTCATGAAAACCCTGCTGAAAAATCAAAAGACAAAGCACCGAAAGAATCGGAAGAGCAACAACCAACAAAGGATGATATGAATATCGAACTTAAACAAGTCAAGGACCTGACTGAAAAGAAGCAACCTGAGAAGGAAGCATACAATGTAAAGATGGCTGCTGCTGCCCTTAAGGGAGACAGTCACATGGACATGGGTGGTGAAAAGCATCCTGTCAAAATGGATAAAAAGACTGCAAAGAAAATCATGAAGGACGTCAAAGCAGGCGAAATCGAAAAGGTTGCTGAAAAGGTATCCTTTGCTGATGCAGTTCGCCTTGCACAAGACACAGCAGTCCAGTCCCAAAAAGAGTATTGGGAAGAGGCAGCGAAAAAACGTGAAGAAGGTTGGGGTGGTAAAGGTGGAGTTCCTGGCAAGGGATCAGTCGTTACTCTCCGCAAGAAAAATGGTAAGTAATGAAAACTTACACGCAGTTCGTAAGGGAAGCAAAAGGTAAAACTGCCGTCGTTACTTTTGGCAGAATGAATCCTCCCACCATCGGCCACCAAAAGTTGGTTGATGAGGTGTTGAGGGTTGCTAAGCAGAATGGTGCAACCCCACATGTTTTTGTTTCCCATACTCAGAAGAAACCTAAAGATCCCCTTGACTACAATACAAAGGTCGCCATTGCTGGTAAGGCATTTGGCAAGGTAGTTCAAAAGGACAAGGCAAACAACCCTTTTGATGTCGTATACAAAATGCGAGATGAAGGGTATGATACTGTTTTCTTTGTGGCAGGTTCTGATCGTGTTCCTCAATACAATGCTATGTTCAAAAAGTATTCAGGACACCCTGACCCTGAGAAAGACATTGGAGTAGAACTGCAAGTAGTTTCCGCAGGTGAACGTGACCCTGACGCAGATGGTGCTGAAGGGATGTCTGCAAGTAAAATGCGTGCATTGGCAATGGAGAATGATTACGCTAACTTCATGCTTGGTGCCCCTGAAAAACTTAGGGAGCCAGACGTGAAGAAAATGTTCGTAGCAGTAAGAAAGGCAATGGGAGCAAAATGAAAAAGTATAAAGACCTATTTGAAATGAAACCTGGCTATGCTCGTGGTTCAACAAAACCTTCTGACCTTGCCATGTGTGGATACATAACTAATAAAACACATATGTTTATCATGAAGGCACAGTACAAATATGAATACTGGCCAGTGATTGGGCAGAACAAAGCAAAGGAATCTGATCAGGTAATGTTTAAATGGGAAAAAGATACTGAGGCAGGATCAGGGTGGGAAAGGACTGTAAGTGGTGTTCCATTACAGGGACCATATAGAGGTAAAAGATTCACCTACAAGATAGTAACTGACACACATAGAGTTGCTTCTGATGAACTGAAGGCAAGGCGATTGATATGAGATCATTTCAAAGACTCAGAGAGGTAGCAGAATCTACCAACCAGATCAAAAGAATGAAAATTTCCTTTGGTTCATCC